TGAACTGCGCGGCCATGTTCTTCTGCGTATAGCCCGGCCTCTCGCAGAACAGGATCAGCGTGTCGCACGACGGGCAGCAGCCCGTGTCGATCGTGCTCCCGTTCAAGCAATCATGCGTCGGACACGCCGAACCGCAGCAGCATTTTCCCTTCGCCGTCATGCGCACTCTCCGTCGATCGTGTTTGGCGCATCGAACACGTGCCGTCCGTTCGCGAGGCGCCGCATCTCCACCACGGGATTCCGCTGCGCGCTCGACCGCGTCAGGCCGATCGCGAGCGGAAGGAACGTCTCCGTCGCGTCGATCTTGTACGACGGTCCTCCGAAGGTGTCGGAGTTGTCGGCCTCGATCGCGTTCACCGCGTAATCCGTGGTCGTGGTCCCCGAGCGACCGCCCGGGACCGTCTGCCAGTTGTCGCCGGAGCCGTACGCCGGAAGCATCACCTCTTCCCACGCGTAGACCCAGCGGTACGTCCCGCCGCCCGCAGCGCTCGACGTGATCCGCGCATGGAATCGCAGCGTCGCGCACGGCGTGAACAGGATCAGCGCGCGCTTCGAGCCCGTGCCGCTCTCTCTCCACAGGACGCGCGCCATGCCGTCGCCAACGAGCGAGAGCTGCGTCGCGTCGGAGTTCTTCACCTCGACCGCCTCGGGCAGGATCGTCGTGCTCTGCGAGTCGACCTTGCACGCGGCGATTCCCGAAACGATCGCGAGGCCTATGCCGTTCGACGGGATCGACTCGGCGAGCACCGCGAACTTCCCCGAATGCGATGCGCGCGTCGGCAGAGATCCGACGAGCGTCGGATGGAACCGGAACTCGTCGAGGTTGTCGGTCGGGGTGAACAGCGCAGAGCCGAGCCCGACGATGTCCCCGGCGTCGCGCGCGGCGCCCGACGCGTTCTTCACCCGGATCATGCCCGGCGGCAGCGAGCCGCCCTGCTGCCGGTTCGCCGATGCGTCGAGGGCCGCGATGCGGCGCGCCGACTCGATCATCGCGTTCCATGCGGCGGCGCTCGGAGCGAACGCTTCGCCGGGTAGGACGCGCTTGAGCGGATCGCCTGGCATCAGATTCCGAGCCCCGCGAAACTAGCGTAGGGGAACACCTGCACGACGTAGGCCGCGATCGGGCGCTTCACGACGCGCTTCGCCGTCGCGTCCTCCTCCTCGGCGCTGTACACCCACAGGTAGTCCCATCCCTTCTTCGTCACGCCGGTGAACGGGCCGAATGTCGCGCCGCTCACGTTCGGCAGCGCGCTGAACGAGAACGTGATCTCGTAGTCGCCGTTCGCGTTCGACGCGCCGCGAGCCCCGAGGAACAGCACCTCGCCCGCGGCGAAGCCCTTGTACGTGGCGTTGTTCACCTTGCCGGTGAGGCCGAAGATCGTCGCCTTGTAACCCGCCGTGAACGAGGCCGCCGCGATCGTGTGCGTCTCGCTGAAGTTGTACACAGGCACGGGCCTGCTGATCCCCTGCGGCCCGTCGCTCGTGACGTTGATGCCCCCCTTCATGTCGGGCGGCGTGCCCGTGCCGGGGGCCGCGTACGACGCGATCGTCGAGAGCGCGAGGAACATCTGCTCGCTGCCGCCAGACGTGTCGAACTCGTAGCGCGGCGCAGTCGACGCGCCGCTCTCGTAGCGGTTCGGTTGATACGTCACCGTCACCACGAACGTCGACGCGTCGATCGTTTCGCACGAGCGCGAGGAGCGCGGCATCGCGCTGTAGACGCTCGGTGCCGCGGCAGCCACCGCCGACAGCGCGTCGCTCTCGTCCGTCGCGCCCGTGACCGTGTACCGAAGCCTCGCGCTCGGGCTCGCGCCCGTCGTGATCTCAGTACCCTCGATGTTCCAAATCGCCGTCGCTGGCATCGTTCCCCCATCGGTTCAGGACCACACGAGCGCCTCACGCTGCCGCTTGCCTTGCTCGAGCAACTTCTGCAAATACTCGGCCGACTTCTTCGTGTGCTCCTCGATCTTCGATCCCGAGTCTCCGAACATCCCGCCGAGCGCGGCCGCGTTGAAGCCGCCCATCGCGCTCATGCGAGCCTGAATCTCCGCTTGCGCCGGAGCGAGGTCCGGCAGCGCGGGAGCATCCACGCCCGGCAGTTCCGGCAGCGCGGGAAGCGTCGGAGCCGCAGGCATCGACGGAGACATCTCGGGGTCGATCCTGCGGCGCGCACGCTCGGACTCATTGCGGGCGTCGCGGGCCTTCTGCTTCAGGCCATCGAGCTCCTTCTCCGCGTCAGACGCGCCGAAGTCGAGCAGGCCAGAGGAGGAGCGCATCGCCGCGCCAAGTTCCCCAAATGACCCGAGTCCCGGGAGTTCACCGAGGATCTCGAAATACTTCGCGGCGAACGGAACGACCACGCGCTGGATGATCCCGGCGAGCCCGCGACGCAGAGCCGCTTCGAGCCCGAGCACCGCGATCTCTCCGGCGAGAGCCCAATCGTCTGCGGCGATCGCGTCGGTGACGCCTTGCCACGCGGACGCAAGGCCGCTCGCCGTCTCGACGCCGACATCCCACAGCGCGGAGAACGACGCCGCCGCCGCTCCGAGCAGCCCCGTCGCGTACGCGACCGCGGCGCCGAGCGCGAGCACTCCGGCGACGGCGAGGAACACCGGGCCAGTGACAGCGGCCCACGCGGCAGTCGCTGCCGGGACGATCCCGACGAATCCGGCAGAGACGAGCGAGGACGCCGCAGCCAGCGCTCCGAGCACCGTCGACGTGGTCGAGATGAGGACGCCGAACGTCACGAGCCCTGCGCCAACTATGCCGATCGCAGTGCCGACGCCGAGCAGCGCGACGCCCGCTGCCGTCACGCCGAGAACGAGCCCTTGGTTCTCGCGGATGAACTGGATCACGCGGCCGACGAGCCCCTGCATCACCGCGACGAATGCGTTTGCGACAGGTAGAAGCGCCTCGCCGATCGCGACCGCGATGCGCCCGAACTGATCTTGCAGCACCTCGATCTGCGCGCCGAGCGCGTCGGCCGCGTCGGCAGTCTCGCCGCTCAGGCTGAAGCCCATCTCGCGCGCCTTGCGCCGGAACTCGTCGATGCCAGCGCCGCCCGCTTCGAGGACGGGCAGCAACTTGTAGGCCGACTTGCCGAACAACTCCATCGCGAGCGCGAGGCGGTCGGTGGGATTCTTGACCTTCGACAGCGCGTCGGCGATCTTGAGGAACTGATCGTCGGCAGAGAGGTCGATCAGTTCGGACGCAGTCAGGCCGAGCCTGCCGAGCGCCTCGGCCGCGCCCTTCGATCCCTGAGCCGCCTCGGAGATGAAGCGGCGCAACTTCACGACCGACTTCGAGAACTCCTCCACGCTCGATCCGGCGTCCTTGAGCGCCATCTCAAGCTCGCTCATCAGCTCTGCCGTCAGGCCCGTCTGCGCCGCGAGGTCGGAGAAGTCGCCAGCGATCTTCGCGAACGCTGCCACGCTCGCCGCAGCCGCGCCGACGATCGCGCCGCCGAACGCGGTCACAGCAGCACCGGCCATCGCCACCGCGCTGCCGATCTCCTTGATCTTCTCGCCGAAGAGCTCCATGCGCTTCTCGGCACGACGGAGCGGCTCCGTCACACCGTCGCGCATCGAGAGCTCGACGTACGCCGCGCCCGCCTTGATTCCGCCTTGCTTAGACATCGCCGCCTCCCCTCACGCTCATCGACCACATCGGCGCGAGCTTCGGCAGCGAGCGCTGCAACGACGGCGCCATGAACGGACGCTCGGCCACCCTGATTGTGCGCGGCCCGAATATCTCGCGGTTGATCCGCGTGGCACGGTCGGCCTGCGCCTGCGTCCTGATCTTGCCGTACACCACGCGCACGCCGGGGCGAACCTCCTTGCCGCGCTGCGACGCGCGGAGGAACTTGCCCGACGAGTCGCGCTTCACCCCTGCCGCCGCGCCGCTCACCACGCGGATCTCGCCGCCGTCGCCGACCTTGCGCACCACCGAGTTGTCGATCACCGAGTCGCCGCCGAACTCAAGCGTGTTCGGCGCGCCCGTGCCCCAATCGAACTTCACCGGGCCGACCACCGCCTGACTGAGGCCGCGCTCGTAGTGCGCCTGAATGCCGCGCTTCAGGTCGCCGCGCACGGAGCGCGGTGCCCGACCCGGCTGCGACGGGCTCTTCCTGCGGCGGATCGCGTTGCGTGCCGCCTTGCGGAGATAGAGCGCGTTCCGCTTCAGACCCTCGAACTCGATCCGCTCGACCTCGGTCTCGACGATCGCGCGGTCGAAGAACTTGGATGTGTCGGCCTTCATCGTGAACATCGGCCTACTCCTCCTGCTCCACGAAACTTGGCGGCACGCAGTACCACCCCTCGGGGATCTCGACGCGGTTCTCGCTCAACACCCACTCGTCCCCGACCCTCGTGTACACGCGGGCCTTAGTCTCCGGGCCGATCCGAATCGGACTCGACTCGGGGACCAATACTGCTCGACTGCATCCACTCGCGAACGCGAGCGCCAGCGCGGCGAAGGCGATCGCGGTCCATGTCAGCGTCCACGGCGCGATGCCGTGACTCAGCGCGGCTCTCAAGCCACCGAAACAGGCCGAGAGCGATGGCCGCGACGATGCGCTCAAGGGCACTCACGCCCCCTTCTTCGCCATGCCGCGAGACACCGTGTAGCCGAGCGAGGCAAGCACAGTCGCCGCGAGGCCGAGGATGCGGTCGCCGCCGCTGTCAGTCTCGAACACGCCAGACGCGAGAGCCGCGCCGACGATCATCGCCGCGACGGACAGCCAAAATTCCGTGGTCTTGTATCCGGGCTTCATCGTTCACCCTGCTTTCTGCGGCACGTGGCCGCGTTCATCGTTCCTTCTCAGACTTCTCAAGCGCCTCGACGCGGCGCTCCAACTGGGTCACCCGCTCGTGCTGGACGAGCAAGATGCCCTTGATCTCCGCGATCTCAAGACGGATGCCCGAGGCGATCTGCCCGAGCTTCCACCCCACGCCGAGAATCGCGGACACGACCGTGATGATTCCTATGACGAGGTTCAGGTCGATCATGTCAGACCCTCCAGCGCGGCGATCGTCGCCTCGGTCGTGGCGATCTGCGCGTCGAGCGCCGCGATCGCGGCGGTGTCTCCGAGCGCGACGGCAGTGCCGCGCCTTCCGTTCAAGTACGCGAGCCGCGCCCGCGCCAGTGCGATGAGTTCAGCGATGGTCATGGTGGCCTCAGACGAGCGGGATCAGTTCCTGCGTGCGCGTGGCGAGGTGGGACTGAAGCAGGATGCAGTCGTAGATGTCGGTTCCGTCGAGCGCCGCATACGCCGCCATGCGGTTCCCCAGCGTCGCCGTGCCAGCCTGAATCTCGTCGGTCGGCGTGTACGGGGACAGCACGCGATTCTGCACGTCGAAGCGGAAAATCTGATTCACGGCGTTGGCCGTGTACGGGTTGAGGTAGAACATCCGGCCCTCGTTCTCGAACGGCGAGTAGCAGCCGCTCATCGCCGCAGTCGTGGTGATGCCGCCGTCGATCACGATCGCGTTCGTCCATGTGCCCGTGATCGCGCCCGCGATGTCGAAGAGGTCGAGGTTCGCGCTCGTCCCTCGCCAACAGAAGAGGTGCGAATGCCGTGCGTTCTTCGCCGAGTCCGGGCGGATGCCGAATGCTGGCATCCACATGACTCCCGCCGCCGCAGCGTTCGCCGCAGCCGCGAAGTAGGTGGTGCTCCATGCGTTCGCGGCGATGTTGTTCGTGCCGTTGTTGACCGTCGCGTCGCTGTAGTTGTAGGTGTACTGCGTGGTCGCGGCGGTGCGCAGGATGATGAGGTTCGGGTACTCGATCACGAACTTCGCCGCGCTCGACGGGGTCGTGGTCCAGTTCGTGCCGAGCGTGTAGACCGGGCTTGAACCCGCCGTGTGCGAGGCGATGATGCGCCGCTGCCCGACCGCCGCCGGGGTGGTCGCGTCCTGCACGATGCGAATCTGGAAGTTGCGGTACTCGTTCGCGACCACGGCGGCGTCGCCAGCCGTCGCCTGTCCCGTGATCGTGCCAGCCGCCGCAGCGGTAGCCGAGAGCGCCATCTTCCCGCCGAGATGCGCGTCGTACGAGAACGTCCCCTTGACGAATCCCTCTCCGGGCTTGCAGTCGAACGGCGTGTACTGCTCGTCAAGTGCGACGAGGGAAGAGTCCGTTCCAATCGTCGGGAGATTGGTGTTCGACAGGTTCGCGAAGAAGTTGGTCGCGACCTCGAACGAACGCCAGGACGCGGCGGCTGGTGCGCCGCTCGACAGCATGATGACGCGCCCGCTCAGGATTTCGTAGCGGTCGCTGCTCGTCGGAGTGAAGGTCAACGCGGCATCGAGAAGAAGCGTCGGCGACGTGCCGCCGGTGTTGCCGATGATGAAGCGCTCCTCCGTCTTGCCCGCCGTGAACCCGATGACTCGGACCTTGAAGCCGTAGTCGCCCGAGCCGCCGCGATTCGCGAGCATGTTCACGCCGACCGCCGCGGGAAGCGCGGTCGTGAGCGGGATGCTCGTCGTGGTCGCGCCCGCAGCGATCGTGCCGACCGCCGCGAACGACGGTGCGAACACCGCAGCCGCGCCCGCCGCAAGCGCCGCCATGCCGGGAGAGCCGACGAAATGCCAGCCCTTCGAGACGATGTTGAATCGGTTCAAGATCGTCGCGGACGCGATCTGATAGGCGAAGGGATTTCGGGAGATGTCGGAGCGCAGGTCGCTGACGAGCGCAGACGCCGCCGCGTGGGCGTTCGGCGCTGGGGTCGTGCTGTCCCACATCTGACGGTCGATGACCTTCTTGAAGGTGTTTGCCATTGTTTCCTCTCAGGTGATCCGTGCGCGGTGCGCCGCAGCCCACGCGCTCCTGCTCGCGCTGTTGATGAGTCGGTCCGCAGATAGGCCGCCAAGCTGCGATACGTTGGTCACGGTCGAACAGGTGGTTACCGTGGTGACTGTGGTTACGGTCCCGCTCTCCACGATGGCCGTGTTGCGGTAACGCTGAAGATCCTTCGCGTAGCCAAGCGGCGAGGACAGGAGCCGCAGGACGCGAACGAGCAGATTCGAGAGCGTTCCTTGTGGGGCGGCATCGACAGGCATCGGCGCGTCGACATCGAGGATGACCTGCAACACGTCCGACCCGCTGTGCGTCGAGGTGTCGAAGTCAAGCACAAGGTTGTTCAAGGCGAAAGACGAAGCGCCCGCAGTCGAATCCGCGAAGTTGTAGATGATCTCGTTCCGGGTGACGTTCGTGATCAGTTTGATGTTCGCAAGCGTCAGGTCGATGCCGATGAACCCGACCATTCCGAAGCCGGACGCGCCCGGGAAAAACGTGGTGCTGCCGGGGATGTCGATTCCAAGAGTCTTGTTCATAGTGCCACCGCCATCGCAATCGCGAATGACTTGCTCACGCCGCCGCCTGTCGCGGAGAGAGTCGTTCCGGTCAGCGAGAGCCCGGACCCGATCGTGATTTCCTGCGGCTGGCCGGAGCCCGACGATGCGCCGCGACCGAGAAGCCGGGACTGAGCCGACGTGATGCGGCTCTGAATCAGGTTGCCGTTGAAGCGGATCTCACCCGGCGCAACCAGCCGCAGGTCGCCGTTCCCGGCCTCGATCACGCCGTCCGTCTGATCGTGCGACATGCGAACGAAGTCGTTCGCCTGCGTGCTGTCCATCGAGTAGACGTAGAAGTGCGGGTCCGCGTGCGTCACGCTCGGACAGCGGGTCGCAAGGCCGAAATGGTACCTATGCATCAGCGCGAACGAACTGCTGCTGATGTCCGTGCCGCTGAAGTTGTAGCCGACGCCGACTCCGACGCAGAGCGTCTGCCGGAGGCCCGCGCCGACCACTTGTCGAAACGCAGACCAATCTTGTCCCGAGATCACAAGGTCGACGTTGTTGCCGACTTGAAGCGGGATGTCCCAGTACACGCCGCCAACGTTCACCGCGCTGTCGATCGGACGGAAAGAGCCGATGCTGATGAGGTTCTGCTTTTGCGTCAGGTCGAACGTTATGCCGATCCGGTCCGCGACCGATGGCTGCGGGAGGATCTCGACGCGACCGTTCGTCGTGTTCCTGATCCGTTCGCCGTTCTCAAGGATGATCTCCTTGAACGTCGGCGTGTCGGTCGTGCCAAGACCAAGCGCCGTAGCGCCAGCCGCTGCCGTCGCAGCCGTCAGCACCGAACGACCGACAGGCGTTGAATCGCTGATCTGTGAGGCCGTATGCGTGTGGCTTGTGGACGCCTTCCCGTCGAGCGCAGTCTGAAGACCCGACACGTCGCTGATCGCGTGACCATGTCCGACGTTCGACTTTCCATCGAGCGCCGTCTGTAGCCCGGTCACGTCCGCGATAGCGTGAGCGTGGCTCGACGCGGCCTTCCCGTCCAGAGCAGTCTGGAGCCCCGTCACGTCTGCAATGGCGTGAGAATGGGAAGCCGCGGCCTTCGCGTCGAGCGCAGTCTGCAAGCTCGACACGTCGCCGATCACATGGCCGTGCGCCGTAGGCGTGCGAGCGTCGGACAACCTGGCGTCGTTCCCTTCGCAGACGGTGTTGCCCGCGCTTCCGAAGTTTGCCTGCACTGTGAACGTGTCGGCAGGGCTCTCCGTGACGGTGATGCCGTCGCCCGACACGACGTTGACGTTGCCGCCGCCCGCCGCGCTTGCGCCCTGCGGTCCCGGCGACACGAGCTCCATCAGGATCGGGCTCGTCTCCAGCGACAGGTTCACCTGCGGCGCGTCGAGAATCATCAGCCGCCAGCCCGTGTTCGTCGCGCTCATGGGATCGTCCCCCGAGCCGCCTCGCGGCCAACAGTCACGGAGCCTTCCCACAGCGAATCCACCACGCCGCCCGGCCACTCCATCTCGCAGTCATGGACGAACCGACCCGCGAGGCCAACCGTCACCGACTTCGGCAGGTGGAACGAAACCACACCGTTCACCGCGTCCACCGTAATGCGACTATCAGTGGTCGACATCGACGCCGTCAGCGTCGCCGAGTCGAATGTCGGGCGCATCGCCCAGCGGAACACGCAGCCCGTCAGGTTGATCGGCGCGCCGCTCTCGTCGCGCATCCTGATCGAGAAGCGCCAGTCGGCGCCCGCCTTGATCGCGGCGTTCCACACGGGGACGAGTCGGGTGTTGATCGCGTCGCAGGTCATCGTCGATCGTTCCTCACAGTCCGAAGATCCCCTTCAACGACTTCGCCGAGATCCGAATCTCCGGCGCCTTGCTCTTCCGCGCGAACGGGTGGAAGTCGTCCACCTTGAATGTCCGCCCCTTGCCGCCGCCGTGCGCGTTCGCGATCAGGCACATGAGCGACGCCGTGTGGTTCCACTCGCTCCGCGCCTTCGCGTCGTGCATCCACGCGATCTCGCGCAGAGTCCAATCGTCGGGGCTCAGTCCGACGATGGCCGCCGACTCGGCCACGAACCGCCAGCAGTCGGCGCCAGCTTCTCCTCCACGAGCGCCTCCATCCTGTCGCGCGCCCGATCCGCTTCCTGAGCCGCCGCCTCCAGCAACCTCTTGAGCGCGGCTCTCTCGCGAGGGTGCGGGAAAAAATCCACGATCGCTCCGAGCATCGCCTGCACCGCGTGGTCCAGCGCGTCTCCCGCCATCGCCGCGCCGAACTCCTCGTCGCTCACCCCATGCGCCTCCGCCTGATCGCGGCACAGCACATAGATCACATCCACGAGGAGAACGGGGTCGGACGCGAGCCGCTCCAACACACCCGGCTCGCGCCCACCCTCCGCGTTCCTCTTCTCCGCCACCTGCATCAGGTCCACGCCGAGCGTCGCGCGCACGCGCTTCACCGCGCCGACATCCACGCGGACGCTCCAGTACCGACCCGCCAAGTCCTTGAATCCGTGCATCGTTCAGACTCCTATCAGGTGGGGGTGTGCCAAGTCGGGTTGCGCGAGACGTACGCCGGCTTGCAGGTCACGCTCACAGTCTGCGTGTCCTCAAGCGGCTGCTCGATCGAGAAGCCCGTCACGGTCCAGTCCGCGATCAGGCCCTCGCCGCTCGCAGCGTCGAGCACCGCGAGCGCGATGATCGTGTTCGACATGAATGCGACTTGGAACGCATCCACGTCCGCGTCGGTCACGTCGAAGTTCATGTTGAACTCCAGCGTCGCGCTCTTCAGCGTGCCGAGCGTGGTGCGCCAGCCGCCGGCCGCGCGCGTCGAGGTGTCGGCCTCGCCCTTCTCCATCGAGAGGGTCAGGTCCCGCACGTTGTTCACCGCAGTCAGTGTTCCCATCGCCGTGCCAACGGTGCCGCGGCGAAGCGATCCCTCAAGTCCAACACGAATAGGCATCTCTCATCCCTCCTGTTCATCCGGCGGCGCGAAGCCGCGCGGTGACAACCCCTGTGAATACGCCATGCTCCTGCATGTGAGCGGGCGAGACCATCGGGTCGATGGTCACGCCCACGCACACGAATCCCGTCGTTCCCGCGCGGAGCGCGTACAGCGCGTCCGCCACCTTCTCCACGTCCGCGCTCAGGAGCGCGATCTCCGCATCCCGCTGCGTCTGGTCGACCTTCCGCTGCACCATCACATCCACCGAGTAGTCGATCCGCTCCGAGACTCGAGTCTCCGCGCGGCGCTCGATCGCGCGGGGCAGAACCGTCAGAGTCAGCGACAGCAGCTCCTCGGGCTTCCGCTCGGGCCAGAACGAGCGGACCGCCGTGTACGCGCTCGACAGCGTGAGCCCCGTCACGGCCGCAAGCACCGCATCACCGACCTGTGCTGGCGTCGCCGTCATGCCGTCTGAACCCTCAGCTTCGTATGCACGCGGATCATCAGTCGAGCCGTGTCCGCGTACTTCCACTCCTGCTCACGCCCGGGCGCCGTCACCTCGTAGGTGCGAACGGTCCCGTCGCACGAGCGCTCCTCGATCAGGTCGCCCTTCGCGGGGACCACGGGCAGCGCGCCGAGCACGAGGTCGCACGCGCTCACCACGAAGTCGCGGCTCTCCCAGCGCAGCACGCCGTGCGAGTCCTCGACCTCGAACACCGTGCGGCCGACCGTCGCGGGAATCCTGACGCTCTCCGAGCCGCGGATGTACACGACATCCGCCGACAGGGCAGCGCGCATCGCCGATGCCACGAGCGCGCTGCCCTTGTCGAACAGGTTCCCCATGCTTCAGCCTCACGGATTCAGGAGAGCGAGCACCTTCGTCGCGCCGTTGCCGGCCGCGGCGATCGCGCGGCCGAACACCTTGTGCGTCGACGCGGTGATCGTCGCGCGGCTGTTCGCCACATCCCAGTAGAGGATCGCGCCAGCCGCGACCACATCGGTCGAGAGCTTGTTGATGTTGTAGAGCCCGCGGACGGACAGCGCGCCGAGCGTGTTCGCGGCGATGTCCTTCTCCGCGACGCCGACGAGGTCCGCCTGCACGATGACCGCGCCGGCCGAGACGGCCGAGCCGGGGGTGTAGTCGATGTAGTTGCCTTCCGAGATCTTGTCTGCGATTGCCATTTCTCTGCCCTCTTTCGTTCGTTCGTTGCGTTGAGGCTCGGGGCGGGGCCGCGCTTGTCGGCCCCGCCCTCCGCCGTTCGATCACTCATCAGGCGCCGGCCATCTTCACGCCGCCGCGGTACTCCTGCTTCGCCACGCCGAAGTCGTGGAAGCCGCGCATCTGGATGCCGAGCAGGTTGAAGTCCGCGTCCGCGGTCTCCACCGTCGGAGCCTCCACGCCGTTGAGGAACGCGACCTCGATGGTCGAGAGCACGCTCGGGTCGGCGAGCAGGTACCACGCCGTGGAGCTGTTGCCCGTGAGCGACGCGTTCGACAGGTAGGCCGAGTAGACCACCGAGAACTTGCCCGCGTGCGGGTTGCCGACCACATCCTTCGAGGACGAGGTCGGACGGAGCTCGAGGCTCGACATGAGCTGCGCGCCCTTCGCGTTGAGCGCGGTCGGCACGAGCAGGATGCTCGGAGCGATCGCGAGCGGCGAGCCGTCGGGATCGGTCTGGTCGAGGAACGCCTGCTCCGCCTGCGTGAGCGAGTCGACGCCGAGCGCGGTGCCAGCGCCCGTCTTCAGCGAGCCGTTGCCGGCGGTGAAGAACGAGGCGTTGTCGAGGAACGCGCCCCAGAAGACCTTGTTCATCTTGAGCGCCGCGCCGCGGCCGATCCGCTGCGGGAGCGAGGTCAGCGCGCCGAGGTCGTCGTTGATGATGTCCTGACGGGTGACGGCGAACATCTTGCCGTAGGTCTTGGCCTGATTGGAGTAGCCCGTCTCGCTCACCTCGCCGTGCTTCAGCTCGCCGTTCGCTGCGACCTCGTCGTACTCGAAGCCGCCGTTGAGGCGGTACGAGGTGACCGACTTGAAGTCGTTCACGCCGCGGATCGACGCGATCGAGCGCCACGAACTCTCGACGGCGTTGAAGCCTTCGAGAACGAACTTGTTCGCGGTGTTCGAGAGGATGCCCGGGAGCGACAGGCCGCTGAAGCCTGCGCGGAGCACCTCGCGCTCGTGACCGCGGAACGAGCGGCCCGTGTAGCCGTTCGCCCACGCGGCTTCGAGGAGGAGCTCCTGAAGGCCGATGCCGCGCTTGAAGCGCTTGTCGGCTGCTTCGAGGGTCTTCGCGTCGAAGCTCTTCTCGACCGAGCGCATGCCGCCGGCCTTGCAGAGCGCGGCGACGAGCACGTCGGAGCTCGGAGCGTCATCGCCCTTGATGTGAGCGGCGGGTGCGCCGATCACGGGACGCGATGCGCGGAGAGCCTCAAGCTCGGTCTTCTCCGAGGTCCAGCCCTCGGCGATCGCCTTCGCCTCGATCTCGGCGTTCCCGCCCGCAGCCTTGCGGACGGACGCGATGCGGTTTGCCTCGGCAGCAGCGGCGGCGCGGATCTCGCTCACCGTTGCGGCCACGTCCGCCGCGCCAGAGGCGGCGGTGACTTCAGTCTTTTCAGCCATGATGTTTCCCTCGTTTCCTTCTGCGGGATCGCCCGCGATCTCAGCGGCACACGCCGCAACGGATGCACTCGTGTTGTCATCCGCGCCCAGCGCAACGAACGACACCTCGGAAAGCGCCGAGGAACGCACGATGTAGACGGGGCCCTTGAAGACGCGGCCGTTCGCCTCCGCCTTCTCCCCCTTGTCCACGAACTCCACCTGATTCGAAGACGCGCCGATCGACGCCTGCCACGGGAAGCCGTTCGCGGCCGAGCGCATCACGCTCTCGCTCGCGTCGCTCGCCCCCGAGATCACGCCCGACACGCGAAGCTCCATGCCGCGCGAGAGGCTCTTCACCTCGACCGCGTCCGTGTGGCCGACGATCCGAAGCGGGTCGTGCTGGAGCAGGATCGGACGCGCCTTCTCGGTGGTCTTCATGCCCGCGAGGTCCACAACCACGGGCGTGCCCCACCCGACATTCATCGCGCCGCCCGTGTAGGCCAACATCTTGAACGACTTCAGCTTCGGCGACTCGTCGCCTGCCGCCGCGTCGATCTCGGTCGGAGCCGTGAACTCGACCTGACCGCCCGCGAACTGGATCTGCTTTCCGCTCATGTCCTTCATGTCACTCCCCTCCGTTCGGGTCGGGCCCATCGGGCGACATCGCCTGCTGCCCTGGCATCGGGAGACCGAGCTCGATCATCAGCGCGTGCTCACGCGCACGCTGCCGCAACTCGCTTTCCCAATCCTTGCCCTGCCGCGCGTACTCCGCGGCGAGCGTCGTGGTGCCGTTGAGGAGACGCACCGACTGCGCGTTCGCCTCCTTCGCGGGGTCAACGTGCTCGTTGCCGTCCCACATCCACTCGTGGGGCCACGCCGCGGCGCGAAGCGCGGGCGGGATCAGGCTAGAGATCAGGATCGCCTCCGACATCCACGCCGCGAACACGCGGTCGAGGACCGTGTCCGCCATGACCTGCTGCTCGATGCGGAGGCTCTTGTGGTAGACCTGATGGTCGAGGCGGCCGCTCGCGTAGTTGTACTTCGAGCTGTTGCCCGCAGCCACATTGAACGGCATGTTCAGGCACCGAGCGACCTCGTTGAGGATCTCGTTCTTAAACATTTCGTAAGTCGTGGTCGGCTGCTCGGCCTTCAGCTGCCCCATCTTCCACCCAGCGGGAAGCGTGATGAACGAGTTGCGCTCCACCTCGATCGTGTCCATCGGGTCCACATCGTCAGCCTCGCCGCCGGCGGGCGAGTCCGTGTGCAGCACGCCAGCGTAGTTCGCCGCCGTCTCCGCGCAGTCGAGCACCGCCAGCGTGTACCGCCGCAGCTGACCGAACAGGTACAGCGCGGGGACGATGTCAGGCACGCCGCGCAGCTGGCCCGGGCGCTCGGCGCGGAAGTAGTGGATCACGCGCGAAGCGTCGATCCACTTGCCCGAGCCCGCGAGCGCGGTCATCATCGTTGGGCCCGCCATCGTGCTCGCGCCGTTGTCGCCGGGGTGCGCGTCGAGGAGGTAGTACCGTGCGGGGTTGCCGAACTCGTCGTACTCGATCAGCGGCACCTGCTCGCTCTCGACGAGGCGCAGGTCGAGCTTGATCGGCCCGCGCAGCGATGCGTTCGATGCGAGGATCGCGAACACCTCGCCGCTCTCGCAGCGGCCAGAGCGGAGGAGGCGCATCTTCTCCGCGAGGCGCACCTCGGTCGACCACTCGTCGAACGCGGCCTCGATGCGGCTCGACACCACCCGATCGTCCGTCTTCAACTGGAGCCGCGCGCCCGTGCCGACGAGGTCGTTCGCAAGCGTCGAGACGATCCCCTTCGCGTACGAGTTGTTCGCCACCTCGTAGCGGCAGCGCTCGCGCAGGGTCTTCCGAATCGCGTCCGTCAGCGCCGCAGCGGGCGAGTAGCCGTCCGCGCCCGCCCAGTGCTTCGCGTTCTGCGGCGTCTTCTGCGCAGCGTCGTACTTCGCGCGAACGACCACGCGCCGAGGCGATGCGCCTGCGTTCGAGCCGCCGAAGATGCGCGAGAGAATCCCCATCAGACGGTCCCCGGCGGAATGATCCGCTGCACGCGGAGCCCACGGTCGCGGCGCTTCGTCGCAGCCTTCGACGCGAGGTAGCGGTCGAGCTCGATCAGCTTCGAGATGTCCTGCTGCGTAACGCTGCCCGCGTCATTCGACGCCGAGGCGGGCGCCACCGCGGACTCGCGGAGCGCCTTCTCGATGTCGGAGTTGGTCGGAGTGCTGCTCAAATCTCGTTGGTCCGCTCTCGCTTCCGCTGCCGAATCGTCGCGACCCACCATCGCTTCACCGCCAGCGGCGCGTCATCCCCGTCGAGATGCGCGAGCCATGCAACCTGAATGGCCTCCTCGCGATCGCTCGCGGGCACGAGCTTCAGTTCGAGCTCGAGCCTTGGCGCGTCGGCGACCGGAGGTAGTCCATCCATCCAGTACCTACACGGCGACGAAGGAAAATCAGCGTTTTCGTCTTCGGGCCGCGCAGATTCCCGAGATCGTTCCACTAATAGACATCCGCTCATCGGCCCTCCTGCTCGTAGGTGGTCGAGCGCGCGCCGCAGCGGCGGCACTCGCGGCGCCTCATCACCCGCTTCATCGGGGCGTTCCGCGTGTAGATCACCCGCAGTTCGCGCGAGCCGCACGCGCGGCAGCACAGGCCGCTCGGCTCGGCCTTCGGTTCGGTCGCAGGGCGCGGCTTCTTGGGCGTCATCTTGGCAAAGCCCCGAAGAGCGTGCGGTCGCCAGCCACCTTCGCAATCCGCCTCCGCGCAATCTCCGCGTACTCGGCCTCGCGCTCGATGCCGACGAAGCGGAATCCCTCAAGCACCGCGCCGCG